ACCCTAGTAAATATAGGGGGTATTCATCTAATTATAGAGCCTCAAAGTCTTCTGCGACACCTAGTTGGCTTACAAAAGAGCAGAAGGATTCTATAAATAACTTCTACGAGCAAGCGAGGGACTGTGAGGTTACATCTGGTATGAAGTATGAAGTTGACCACATAATCCCTTTGAATGGTAAAAATGTTTGTGGCCTACACGTTCCGTGGAATCTACAGGTTCTGCCAAGATATATTAACAGGGCTAAATCTAATAGTTTAGACACTCACGTATGAGGACTGCAAATGGCTGATGATATTAGTATTAGGGTTGGTATTACTGGTGGGGATGATATCTTAAAAGTAACAAAGGGCTTAAACTCCCTTGACAGAAACGTTAAGGTTCTTGCCACGTCCTTTAATAAGGGTAAGCTAGATAACCAAGCGTACTTTAAGGGCTTAAATCAGCAGATATCTGCTATGCAAAAATTAGGTGTGGGTTATACTGCTGCTAGGTCATACGTGTTTAACTATGCTAAAAGTGTCCGTAATGCAACATTAGAAATCGAGAGGCAGGCAAAAGCCACAAGAACTTTGTCTGTAGCGCAAGCAAGCAACGGTGCTGTAACACAGATCAACAGTCGTAAAATGAGTAGCTCTGGTATGGCTATTCAGCAGTTAGGCTATCAGACGGGTGACTTCTTAGTGCAGATTCAGGGCGGCACTAACGCTATGGTTGCTTTTGGTCAGCAGGCTACACAGCTTGTGGGTGTCTTACCTATGGTGGCTAGTAGTTTTGGTTTAACAACTAGCGCGGCTATAGGTCTATCTGCCGTACTTGGTATTGTTATCCCATTAGCTACCGCTGTAGGGGCTTGGTTTATGAGGACAAATGAATCCTCAAAGAAAGTGGCTGATGGGGTAAGTAAGTTTACCTCTGCCCTTTCAGACTTTCGAGCCCAAGCAGACATTAGTAGGCAAACTGTCGCTAGCTTGAGTGAAGAATTTGGTTCTTTTGCAGCAGAAATAAAGCAGTTGTCTGGTTTTCTTGGTGAAGTGGCTGTTTTTAGGGCGTTAGATTCTCTTAATACTGGTACAGCCCCGTTTAGTGCTTCTCTTGGTGAGGTATCCACTCGGCTGGTCGGTATTCTAGACACTATGGATAAGATAAGAAAAAGTGACAACGACCCTATTCTAAAAAGCGAAGCTCTTGGGGTTTATCAGGATGAGTTGGACAGCTTACAGGCAACTTTTGGTATGTTGCCCAATGACATACTGCGCGTACAACAGGCATTAGATTCTGTCAACAAAGCAAAAGGTCTTACCGAGGTTAGGGATAACGCACTAGCAGCTTTAAATCTTATAAAGAGCATGACTTTTGAATCTGGTAGGATACCTCCAGAATTGGCTAATGCTGCCTCTGAACTTGAAAAGGTACTTTCTGCTGCTGCCAGGGCGACTGCTGAAGTTGATGGTACCGCAGATAGTGCAAGAAGGCTGTCTGGAAACTTGAGTGATGCCACTAACGCCGCAGTACAACTCCGAGACGTGCTGAACAGTATTGATAAAGCTGGCATGACTTCAAAGGATAGAGCTTCTGTACTACGCGCCCAGATTACAGCAGCTAAGACAGGTAAAAGCCAAGCTGGTGCGGGCGCTTCAGCAGAGACAGCTATAACTCTTGGTAGGGCTGGGGCTTCTTTAGATGAAATATCTAGAATATCAATGGAAGCTGGTAAAGCCGCCGCCGAAGTTGAGGGGTTAGAAAAAGTTTTGTCCGGTTTGAACTCTCCCGCTAAAGGTGGTGGTGGTGGCTCTAAAAAGAAAACCCCTGATGACCCCGTAAAGAAACTACAAGAACAATTAAACCTTCAGAAAGAACTAATTGGTAAGTCTGAGGAATACATCACCGTAAGAAATGCCTTGGGTGATAGCTACAGTAAGATAGAGCCCGCACAGATTGCTAACCTACAAGCTCAAGTAGTCGCTATTGACGCTATGAAGCAAGCAGAAGCAGATCGTAAGGCTATTGTGGATACCGTAGCTGATTCCATTGGTGCAGGTCTTACATCTATCGTTGATGGTACTAAGTCCGTTAAGGATGCCTTCAAGGATATGGCTCGTGCTGTTATTGCAGAACTTTGGAAAGTGTTTGTAGTACAGAAGCTAGTAGCTGGTGTTAAAACCCTATTCGGCTTCGCTGATGGTGGCGTGTTCTCTGGTGGCGCTCCGGACAAGAAGTTTGCCAATGGTGGTGTCGTTGGTGGTCCTACTACATTCCCTATGGCTGGTGGTAAAACTGGTCTTATGGGAGAAGCTGGACCTGAAGCTATCATGCCTTTGAAAAGAGGTAAGAATGGTAAACTTGGTGTTTCTGTCGATGGTGGTTCAGGTTCACAGACTATTGTGGTAAACCAGAGTTTCAACTTCCAAGCTAATGGTGACGAAAGCGTTAAGAAGATCATTGCACAAGCTGCCCCTAGTATTTCTGCTATGGCCCAAAAGGGGATGATGGATCAACGGCGTAGAGGTGGTGCTATGAAAAGTACCTTCGGTTAATATGTGAGGCTATAGTGGTCTTAATCTAAGGAATACCCGATGTCAAGAGAACTTCCAGTTACCCTACAAGCTAACCTAAGTGATGATGTAGTCTACCCATTCTTTGCACTTGAGATGTTCTTCGATAGTGGTGCCATTCGTACTTGGACTGGTGTAGGTGACATTACTTATGGTGGCAACACTTATACGGGTAGCGGGAACCTCTTGGCGGTGTCTACTGTAGAGGAGACTAATGAAATATCTGTTAGGGGTGTTACACTAACCCTTAGTGGTATCCCTTCCGAGTTAATCTCCCTAGCACTGTCTACCCCTTATCAAGGTCGCGTGTGTAATGTGTACTTGGGTATGTTTGATAAGGTTTTAGATACTTATGACCTGACACCTATCTTCTCTGGTTATATGGACAAGATGGACATCTCTGAAGCTGCTGAGACTTGTAGTATTGAGATGGCTGTAGAAAACAAGTTGATTGACTTGGAAAGAGCTAGGGTAGCGAGATTTACCAGTGGGTATCAGAAGTCTCTTTACCCTAATGACTTGGGTTTAGACTTCGTAGAGAGCCTACAGGATAGACCTATTTCTTGGGGTAAGGTAACTAAATGATAACCTACCAACAAGAGTTCCTAAGTATGGCTGAAGATGAGGTTACTCCTTTGGCTGTACTTGAGTGGGAAGAGTCTGGACACCCTTACGCTAGTCTGCATATTGATTGGAATACTTACTTCCTACTAGAGGCTAATGGTACCCTGAAGTTCTTTACTGCACGTAAGGAAGGTTTACTGATAGGCTATTTTGTAGTATTACTCTTTACACCTTTGACAAGTAAGGGTGAGATTGTAGCATCTTATGACGCTGTGTACCTACACAAAGACTACCGTAAGTCTACTGTAGGCCGTAAGCTATTTAAGTATGTCGAAGATTGCTTGATTGAGGATGGTATTAGCCGGGTTATCGCTTCGTCTTCAGTTAAGAACCCTATTGGTAAGTTCCTTAATAGGCTTGGGTACCATGAAATAGAAACTAAGTACGAGAAGGTATTATAATGGTTGTTCTTACTGCTGCTGCTGCTTTGGGTGTTACTCTTGCGGGCTATGTGAGCGTAACACTTGCTGCGGGTTCTCTCGCTGCTATTGCAGTAGGCTTTGGCGCACAGTTTGCCTTGGGCTTCCTTATGTCTGCCTTGGCCCCTAAGCCTAGCTCACAGACTAGTAATCGTGGGTATGATGTAAACTCCTTTGGCTCTGCCCTTGACCATCAAGTTATCTACGGGGAAGTCAAGACTGGTGGTGCTGTAGTCTATGATAATGCCACAGGTACAAACAATAAATACCTACACAGAATTATTGCCTTTGCAGGACATGAGGTAGATTCCTTTGTAGAGTTTTATGTGGACGATGAGGTAATAACTTTAGATGGTACAGGTAATGTAACTTCACCTACTAGGTACGATGGTAAGCTACGTCTTAAGTTACACTTAGGCGCTAGTGACCAGATTGCAGATGCTGATCTAGTTAGTGAAGTACCTGAGTGGACCTCTAACCATAGACTGCAAGGTATCGCCTACGTCTATGCGCGTTTGGCATTTGATGCTGACGTATTTCCTAATGGTGTTCCTACAATCACGGCTAAGATTAAAGGTAAGAAGGTCTATGACCCTAGAACCTTAACTACTGTCTGGAGTGCAAACCCCGCCTTGTGTCTTAGGGATTACCTAACCTCTAGCACTTATGGTCTTGGGGAGTCTATAGATAACATTGATGATGTAGCATTTACTGTAGCTGCTGATGTATGTGAGAACTTGGATTACCCTACTCTAACTGGTGGTGACAAATTCTCTTGTAATGGTGCTTTCACTACTGCTGTTACCCCTTATGTGTTCCTGAATAACATCATGACGTCTATGGCTGGCACTATAGGGTATAGCCAAGGTAAGTGGAGAGTTAAACCTGCTTACTATACTACACCAGTGTTAGACCTTAATGAAGACGATCTTAGGTCTTCTATCAGCCTGTCCACAAGACATTCCCGTAGGGATAACTTCAACACTGTCAAGGGCACCTTCAAAGGTACTGAGACTAACTGGCAGGTAACAGACTACCCTGAGGTAACTAATGCTTTCTTTGTGTCGGAAGATAATGACCAAGTAAGTGTTATTGACCTTGATCTACCCTTTACATCCTCTAGTGTGGAGGCTCGTAGGGTCGCTAGGATTGCCCTAGAGCGTAACAGGCAGCAACTAACCATCAGTGCATCTTTTGGTTTAAAAGCATTTAACCTCCAAGTTGGGGACATTATAACGCTTTCTAATGTACGTTTTGGTTGGACTACCAAAGAATTTGAGGTTACTTCTTGGACCTTTGGGCTTACGGGTGAGAATGATTTACAAGTTCAAATGACGTTAAGAGAGATTTCCGCTAGTGTGTTTGATGAGGTAGATGATGGTATTGTCTATTCTAGGGATAACACTACACTACTGTCACCCTTTGAAGTACCTTCTGTAGGCTTAACAGCAGAACCTAGACTACAAGTCCTTAAAGAAAAACTCACCAACGTAGTTAAACTTACTGTTACATCAAGTATACCTGAGAGTATTGATTATGTAGAGGTTCAGTTTAAGTTATCAAGTGACGAGGATTGGAATACTTTAGGTACTGGCCTACTAGGTATATTTGAGCTTATAGATGCCCAAGCTGCTTTGTATGACTTTAGGGCTAGGGCTGTCAACACCTTTGGTATCAAGGGTGATTGGGAGTATTTGTTCAACCTAGATGCCGATGTACCTGCGCCTACCATTAGTAATGTTACAGGTATAGCTTATGAGGTTATTGGTGGTAATGCTTTCTTAGATTGGGACCCAGTACCTGACCTAGACTTGTCATTCTATCGTGTAAGACATGCGGTAGAAACTACAGGGGCAACTTGGGCTAACTCTACTACTGCTGTAGATAAAGTACCACGTCCTGCATCTTCTGTAGCATTAGCCTCTAGGTCTGGCACTTACATGATTAGACCTTACGACAAAAACCAACTTAGTTCCTTAGGGTACTCAAGTGTCGTGATCTTGCCTGAGGTGTTGGATACCTTTACTACAACCTTGACACAAACAGAAGACCCTACTTTCTCAGGTACTAAGTCTGGGTGTAGTGTTAATGTTAGTAATTACCTAGAGATTACTGACCCTTCTGTAGCACCTTCTGAAGCTATCTATACCTTCTCTAATTATATTGACACTGGTAGTGTTCGTAGGGTTAAGGCTAGGGTAGATGCTGCTGTCATTCGTGTCAATGAAGCTGGTAATGACTTTGATGGTCTACCGGGGTTGTTTGATAGCCTTACTGGCCTGTTTGATGATCTCTCAGGTGGTCAAGACTTCTCTGATACTAACCTAGAGTTCTATATCTCTACTACAGAGGATGACCCCGCTGGTACACCCACATGGACACCTTACGTTAAGTTTAGGGTGGGTAACTATTACGGTAGGGCTTTCAGGTTCCAAGTGGTACTAAAGAGTTCTTCTGATAATACTACACCTAATATAACTAGCCTAGATGCTATCGTAGAGTACAACTAACATGAAAACCCGAAGGAGTTAATATGTCACAAAATGATTATGTGATTGCAAACCAGACCACACCGTTATTTAGGACAGACTTGAACCTTGCGCTACAGGCCCTAGCGTCTAATTCTTCGGGTTCAACTGCCCCTGTTACTACCTACGCTAATATGATGTGGTATGATACTACAGCCAACATCCTAAAGATGCGTAATGAGGCTGACTCTGCTTGGATTAACTTAGGTACTCTGGATCAGGGGGCCAATACTTTTAGCGTACCTACAGCCACTGACGCCACAAACCTCACTGGTACTAGCACCTCTAATATCCCGACAGCAGCACTAGCAACAGGTACTGCCGACACAACTTCCTATCTTAGGGGTGATAGGACTTGGCAGGTAGTAAGTACGACACCAACGACAGAACAAGTTTTGGCTGCTACCGCTGGCGCTACTGCCGGGGCCGTTGGGACGTATGCCTTTATGGAAAGAACGGGAAACACTGCGGCGATAGACTTTGGGGGAACTATTGCTGGGTCGAATATAAGATATGCAGGCGTAGACAGAACAAGCTCTCAAGCAATGGACATAAGCTCAAGTTCGACAGTTCCTAGCGGGACATGGATGTGTATGGGTTATATAGTGTTTATTGGAGACTCGTCATCCGAGCGGGCTACGATATTTCTGAGGATAGCATAATGGAATTTAGAAACCCCACACATAACGTTTTTGGCACTATTGACTGTGAGATTAACCATCCGCAATATGGTTGGATTCCTCACACAATCTCTGCTGATGAAAACCCCGACCTACAAGCTAGGGCAGTTAAGGCTAACCCTATTCCTTATGTAGCCCCTCCTGCACCAACTCAAGAACAAACCTTGACCTTAGAACGCCTAACCATGACCTGCACCCCTATGCAAGGTATCCTAGCCCTTGGGGAAACACAATGGAACGCTATCCTATCCTATCGTGATACCCAAGCTACTTGGGCAGAGAAGGTTATCGTAGATGGCGCTCAGACTTGGGTACGTAACTCTCAGAACATTGCCTTCTTTCAGTACCTCTTAGGGCTAACGGATACTCAAGTGGATGATCTGTTTCGTCTAGCAGCAACCCTAGAGGCTTAACCATGGCAGGTAATGGATTAGGACCAAAGTGGCTACCCAAGAAATTTAGAGTGTGGATTACTGATCTAGGTAAGATATTCTTTAAGGAAGCTGCTTGGGAAATCCATGATGAAAGCTATGCGAGAGGCA